TCCGGCAATGCTCGGGTGGAAGGCAATGCTTGGGTGTCCGGCAATGCTCGGGTGTCCGGCAATGCTTGGGTGTCCGGCGATGCGCAGGTGTACGGCGATGCTTGGGTGTCCGGCAATGCATGCCTCAAAAGCGATGCAGACCATTGCGGTTTTGATTGTTTCGGTTCTTCCAATAGGCACACACACGCTTATCTGACAGGGGATAACACTGTTGAAATAACTTGTGGTTGTTTTCGTGATAGCATTGAAGAATTTGAGAAAAAAGTAAAAAAGACCCATGATGGGACAGTTTATGAAAATCAGTATAACGCTATTATAAACGTAATTAAAATCAAATTTGGATTAGATGAAACGTCAAAATAGACAAGTATAAACTTGGAGATAAGTGCCATTGAAAAATAAAATTTTAACAACAAAATGAAAAAGATTAAATTAAAAAAGTTAATTCTCCAAAATTGGAGAGGAAGAAATCTTGTTATTTCATTTAAATCAGATGGAGTAACTAACATTATGGGACGTAACAAAAGTGGTAAAAGCTCTTTAAAAGATGCTTTTTTGTGGTTAATAACAGGGTTTGATTCAAGCAATCGCGCAAATTACAATCTTTTTGATAACAACCACAATTATACAGCAGAAGATTCTCCTGTCGCATCTGTTGAAGCGCTTATTGCCATTGATGGAAATGAATTTTATTTTAAAAAAGAAGCAAAAAAGGGATGGATAAGAAGGAGAGGAAATAAAGAATATGAACTGAAAGGATCTGATGATTACGTCTGCTATTTTGATGGAATAGAAGTGTCAGCCGGAGAATACAAGAAGAGAGTTTCCGAATTATTGTGCGAGATAGAGCCATTAAAGGTTATGTTGAATACCGAATATTTCCTTAGTTTGGAATGGAAACAACAACGCGAAATGCTTTCTTTATTAGCTGAAGACATTCAGGAGAGTGATTTCAAATCCAATTACAGCGATTTATTTCTTCTTCTGAAAAAATACTCGATTGATGAATTGAAGGCACAAGTCAAGACAAAGATAAGCCCGATGAAGCAACAATTGAGTTCTTTCCCTTTAACAATACAGACACTTGAACAACATTTGCCTGATATATCTAATGTTTGCGAATTAGAAAAAGAAATAGGGGAATTGAAAAGCAAAATCGCAGAGATAGATAATGCAATATTATCATCCTCAAAGATGGCCGAACCTTATATTGAGATGAGGAACAAGCAATTACAAGAATTATCTAACATCAACTCGGAGATTAGAAATAAGAAAAGTGATTTTGAATACAATCAAAATGAAAAGCCAAATAAAATCAGGAGACAGATACAGGAAGCTAAAAAAGAAAACGAATATATTCAAAGACAATGGGATAAGGCGCAAGAAGAAAGAAAGTCTAATGAAACTAAATTAGCTCGGTTAAAAGCAAAGGTAGAAGAGCACTATGAATATCGAAAAAAGCTATTAATTGAAAAAGACGAGTTGTTAAAAAGGGAATTTAACAGCGAAAAATGCTCTTTCTGCGGACAAGATCTTCCTGAATCAATGCTTGAAGCAAAAAGAAGAGATTTTTATGAAAAAAGAGAAAATGCAGTAAATGATATTATTAAAAAGGGAAAAGAAAACAATGAAAGGAAACAAGAAAAACTTGAAGAAATAGAACGCATAGAAGCTCTATTAGCTGAGGATATTGAAAGTCCGATGTATATTGACATAGAGGAACTGAAAAAGGAACTGCAAGAAGCGGAGCAAGAGACTTTGAAATTTGAAGAGTCTGATGAATATAAAAAACTAAAAGACAAAGCTGATGCAATTCAAAATGGGTTAACAGAAGTCCCAGCAGTAGATAATACCAATCTGCTAAATATGAAAGAATCATTGACTCTGCAAATTGAAGAGAAAAGCCGCGCAATGGGGCTTGTCGATGAAAGAGAAAGACAATTAAAAACAATTGCTTCTTTAAAAAGAGAAATGCGCGAAGTCGCCGATAGCTTGGCCGTGCAAGAGCAAATAGAGGCGAATATTAAATCCTATGAAGAAGAACGTGCTCAAATTGTTTCTAATAAAGTAAATAAATATTTTAGTAGATGCAATATTTCTATGATGCAACAGGACAAATCTGGGCAATGGATACCGAGCTGTACAATAACTGTATCTGATGGCAGTTTGGTGAGCACCTGCAATGGAGCCGAAAATATTTTAGTAGGACTTGATATTTCAAATGCTTTTGCTTCATATTATGACATTAGCTTGCCTGTATTTGTAGATGATGTAAATCTTATAAATAGCGATGTAAATATCGAAACAAATCATCAACTCATTAAATTGATAGTTAGCGAAGACGAAAACATTATTGTTCGTTAAAAGCTTGCTTATTAGAGAAAAAAGTAGTATTTTTATAAACTAAAAAAACAAATAAAGTTATGCAAAATTGGTATGAAGGCGTAATACGCTATGAAAAAGTAACAGAAGAAGGCAAAGTAAAGAAAGTAAATGAATTATATTTAGTTGATGCACTTTCTGCTACAGAATGCGAAGCACGTCTAATCGAAGAAATGACTCCGTTTATTACAGGAGAATTTGCTGTAAAATCAGTCAAAGAATCGAATTACTCTGAATTGTTTCTAAGTGAAGAAGACGCTGCTGACCGTTATTTTAAATGCAAATTGATTTTTATCACATTGGACGAAAAAAGTGGGAAGGAATCTAAAACATCTACTCAAGTTTTGGTACAGGCCGCCGATCTGCGTGATGCTGTAAAGAAGTTGGATTTTAACATGAAGGGTACAATGGCTGATTATCAGATAGGTTCTGTTGCTGAAACAGCAATTATGGACGTATATTTATACAACAACAATAACAACAATAATCAATAAAATGGCAAAGAAAGTAACAGACATAGATAGCGCTACCGATATTTTTTTATCATGCAGTATTTGCTTATCGGATATTCCCAAAGATGTTATCTATACATCTAAAGGTGGGAAAAAATACGTTCGGTTTTCAATAAGCAAACTAAAGGAGCTTGGTAAATTTGGAGACACCCATTATCTTAAATATTCGGCTTCACAAGAAGACAAAGCTCGCGGGCAATATGACATCTTTATTGGAGGAGGAACAGAATATCAAAGAGTAGAAGGGGCGGATGCAGAAGTAGGGTCTAATAAGAAACAAAATAAACCAAATGTTCAAACGACTGAACCAGCAGATGATTTGCCTTGGTAACATTGCACAATAATTAGAAAATTCTTATATTTGCAACCGAAAGGGATAGTTGAGGGTCATGGCTCAATGATAAGGCTAAGCTAACAGGCTTTCCCTTTCTCCTTCAATCGTTAGCGTAATAAAATTGTTAGTAACATGAACGAATTAATCAAAATTACACAGAAAGATGGCAGGCAAGTGGTATCTGCTCGTGAATTATATAATCAATTAGGATTAGCTAATGGGCAATTTTCTCGTTGGGCTAAATCGAATATTATAGATAATCCTTTTGCTATCGAAAACGAAGATTGGGTGAGGTTCGACATTGATGTCGAGGGTAATAAAACATCTGATTATGTTTTAGTTATATCTTTTGCTAAAAAAATAGCAATGATGTCTAAAACTGACATTGGAAATAAAATTAGAGACTACTTTCTTGAATGCGAGAAAAAATCTCAAGAATATATCCCTAAAACATATTCAGAGGCTTTAATGCTTGCAGCAAAACAGGCTGAACGAATAGAACAGCAACAAAAACAAATAGAATTAAAAGATACGATCATTTCTGAATATGAACCTAAAGCAAATTACTACGATGTAATACTATCTTCTAAAAATGCAATCAATATTTCAGTTATAGCTAAAGATTATGGTATGAGTGCCAAATTAATGAATAAGAAGCTAAATGAATTAGGAGTAATATTCAAAAGTGGTGATACGTGGTTGCCTTACGCTCAATACGCAAAAGAAGGATACACCAAGACGGAGACTATTTCTTATAATAGCGGTGAAGGGTCAGCCGTTCATAGCAAGTGGACTCAAAAAGGAAGATTGTTTTTATACGATCTCCTAAAGAAAAATGGAATTTTACCTTTAATAGAAAAATAAAATGGCAGAAACAAAAAATCAAATGATTTCCAAAGCTGATATTGGGAATCAAGTAATCACAAGAATAGATGACCTTTGCAAAGTAGGGTTCACTATGCCAGCAGATTACAATTATGTAAATGCAATTAAAGGCGCAATGCTTTTATTGAATGACGTAAAAAACAAAGATCGAGTTCCCGCTTTATCTTGTTGCACTCCCAATAGTATATCTACAGCGTTATTCAAAATGGCGACGCTCGGATTGGATGTAACGAAGAAGCAGGCATATCTAATTGTAAGAGGAGACCAACTTTGCCTTGAAGAAAGTTATTTTGGTACTTGTTTACAAGCAAGAAGAGTCTCTAAAAATTACGAACCAATCGCAAACGTTATCTACAAAGGAGATACTTTTAAATTTGAAGTTAATCCAGAGACAGGAAGAAAACGCATTGTAGAGCATACTCAGACATTAGAATCAATTGATTCCGGAGAAATGATTGGAGCTTATGCTATTGTAACAAATGACAAGGGAGAAACCGACGTTGAAATTATGTCTATGTCACAAATAAAGAAAAGTTGGGCAAAAAGTTCTTCTTCTCAACAGTCGGTGCATAAAGAATTTCCTGACCAAATGGCCAAAAGAACTGTAATAAAAAGAGCTGCAAAAATGCTTATAAATTCTGCGCTTTCAGAAAACACTATTCCGGATGATGAACTCGAACCAAATAATGACCTCGATCCTACAAAACAAATTGCTCCTGATTATGCGGAATATGAAGAAGTCGAAGAAGCAACGCCAGCAGAAGCCGCACCCGCGCAAAAAGAGGAGGCCAAGAAGGAAGAATCTGTTAAACAGCCCTCTTCGGAGCCAGAGCCTTTTTAGCATGGATGATGACGAAATAGATATGTCCTACGAGGAAATGTCCCCAGATTCATACGATTGCGGAGAAATTTGGTAATGAATAAACTTAATCCCATCTTGTTTAGATAGTAATATCTATTCGGATGGGATTTTTAATGAGAACAAAATAAAAAAAAAGAAATAATTATGAGCAGAATAGAAAGACATACTGGTAAAATTAAAAAAGTAGATTTGAATAATTATACCGTCGAAGGATGGTGTGAACAAAAATGTAAGAAGCTTGGAATAGAGTTACATACATATTATAAGACTTACAAAGAAGCATTGCTAAATGATCCCTATCCAGCTATTGTGATTGAACTCGATGATGAACTTTGGGAAGTCATTGAGGATGAAGAAGAAGAGATAGCAACAGAAGATATTTCGATTCTTATTCCTAACAGCGATGGGACGTATAGCTATATTATGCAATTTCATAATGGCGGAACATGTTTAAACGAAATGCTTGAAGATGGTATTAAAAATATAAAAGAAGATTAACATGGGTCATTTCAGAATAATAAATAGCGGCTCTTCTGGGAATAGTTATATTTTAGATTGTTTAGGCGAATATTTGCTAATAGAATTAGGCGTTAAATGGGACAATATATTAAATGGGTTAAATTATAAGACGGAAGATGTAGTTGGATGCTTAGTCAGCCATCGGCATTCAGATCATTCGAAATCAATATCGAAAGCTTTATATCGGCAACTTCCCGTATATTCTTGTGCGGAAGTATCAGAAAGATTTAATGGAGTATTCCCGTTAAAATCTAAAAAGAAGTATAAAATAGGGAATTTCGAGGTTCAATGTATACCAGTCCCACACGGTGATTGTCCATGTTATAGCTTTATTATCGACAATCAAGATATGGGGAGAATGCTATTTATAACTGATGCCTCAGATTTTCCTTATAAAGTAAAAGGCGTAAATCATTTGTTTATTGAAGCCAATTATATGGAGGATATAATCTTAGATAATGCCTGTAACAACAAATGGAACTCGTCAGCGAGCAATACCCACATGGGAATAGAAAAGAGCGCAGAAGTGATTAAAAGACATTATTCTGAAAAACTGCATACCGTTTGCTTGATTCATTTAAGCGATGGAAATAGTGATGCCAACAAATTCAAGGACATTGTTTTTGAAGAAGTCGGAATTAGACCTTTTATAGCAGAAAGCGGATTGGAGATAGAACTTAAAAAAGAAGAATTTTAAAGAAAAAAAAGAGTGTATAAATTTAGAGATTATCTAAGAAGTGTTTGGGAGTGGACGCAGGAGAATGAAAATAAAAGTCCTGTCTTTTATTATTTCCCATTGACATCAAGAGACTTAGCAAGACATAAAGATGTTATTGAACAAGGATTTGAAAATAATATTTGTGCAATTAAACTTCTTTGGAAAATTGTAGAACTTAAAAAGCAAGAAAATGAGTAAAATATACTGCGGATGTGATAATGGAGTGACTGGAACTATCGGTATCTTAGGTGAAGAAATAGAAATGTTTTGTAAAACACCTATTAAAAAAGAACAAGATTACACGAAGAAAAAGAAAATTGTTTCAAGATTAGATGTTGTAAAATTTATTTCTCTATTTAATGGGATTAATAAAAATGATTTAGTGTTCATTTTAGAACGCCCGATGATAAATGGGACTCGCTTTAATGCCTCAATGTCAGCCATTAGATGCCATGAAGCAATGCTGAATTGTATTGAAGTTATGGGATGCAAATTGATCTATGTGGACTCTAAAGAATGGCAAAAAGAATTACTGCCAAAAGGATGCGCAGGAGATGAATTGAAAAAAGCTTCGTTTGATATAGGTAATAGGCTATATCCTAAGTTCTGCGAGATGAAGCATCCTGATCGCGATGGATTATTAATAGCTGAATATGCACGAAGAAAAAAAATATAGAATATGGATACAATATTATTGGTTTATATTATAGGAGTAATAATATCATTAAAAGCTTCTTGGGATATAATGAATTTTTCCAATGTTGAGTTCATTACTATTGGGGATATTCTATTATTTTTTTTCATGAGTTCTCTCTCTTGGCTTACTGTTACAATAGCCATATTTATTTATTGGAGAGAAATATTGAATTATGAAATATGGAGAAGAAAGAGATAGTTTGTAGTTTGTTAACGAAAAACATTTCGTTAACTATTTATTAACCGCTAACTTTGCAGAAACAAAAAACAATTTATCATGCTAATAGAAACAAAGGACTGGATTAGCGTAACCGAATATGCAAAAAGAAACAACCTATCAACCGTATGGGTGTATAAATTGATTAAAAGAGGAGATTTAAAAACGATGGAATTTGCGGATAAAACGCTAATTTTCATTGGAAATAAAAAACAAAGTATTAATTCATAAAATCAAATTATCATGTGGTTAAGAATTGGAGATAAAGACTTTCCGAAAAAACAGTATTAAGGAAATATACAGAATGGGTAAAACCATTCAAAGTGGGAAATGGTGCATCGGATATAGAGTTTACAATCAGTGGCGCTATGTCCACTATGACACCGAAGAGGATTACAATAAAGTGATTGAGAATTTAACTAAGATTTTGGAAATTGCAGAGGTATAATCATGGAAGAAAAGAAAGTATTAGATGCCTGTTGTGGCAGCCGAATGTTTTGGTTTGACAAACATAATCCCTCAGTTGTATATATGGATAAGCGTAAAGAAACCGTTACAGCTAAAGATAGAGATAAAATAAGAGTAATTGAAGTAAATCCTGATGTAATAGGTGATTTTACAAATATGCCTTTTGAAGATAATTCTTTTTATATAGTCGTATTTGATCCCCCACATTTAAAAACACTTGGTGAAACGTCTTGGATGGCAAAAAAATATGGCAAATTGCCAGTTAATTGGCAAGAAATTATAAAAGCAGGATTTGATGAATGTATGCGCGTCTTAAAACCGAATGGGACATTAGTATTTAAATGGAATGAAAGTGAGATAAAGACTAATGAAGTATTATCACTGATTCCCTATAAACCGCTATTTGGTCATACAACAGGAAGACAAAGTAAAACTATGTGGATGTGTTTTATGAAACAATTGAACGATTAATGATTATGATAGATAAACTACAACCCATTATTGAAAAATACAATAATAATTATTATTTCAAACAAGATCCGATCTCAATTGTAAAAAAATACAAAGAGCTAAAAGACATTGAAATAGCGGCTGTTCTCTGCTCTACATTAAGCTTCGGAAACAGACAGCAAATATATAAAGCATGTAAAAAGACAATGGATATGATGGGGACTTCGCCCTATAAATATCTAATGGATAGCAAATATTTAGAATACAGAAATAGTGATGAATGTTGGTATCGTATGCTAAAGATGCGTGATTTTGCCATTTTGTGTTTGCGCTTAAAGAGTATATATGCAACATATAATTCAATGGAATTACTACTCTTAAATAGCAATGATTATGTAGAGGCTTTAACCAACATTTTTAATGGATGCAATGGAATCCCTAAAGATAATAAATCAGCGTGTAAACGGCTTTGCCTAATGTTGAGATGGCTTGTTAGGCGAGATAGTAAAGTCGATATTGGTATATGGAGGAATTTAGATCAAAAGAAGCTATTATTGCCTTTAGATGTACATAGCTTAAATACTTTACGTAATTTAGGTGTGTTAACGCGTAAAAGCAATGATATGAAAGCGGTAATAGAAGCTACTCAATGGGCTAAATCCTTTTACCCTAATGACCCTGCCATTTTAGACTTTTTCCTTTTTGGGGAATCTTACGAAAGAGCGCATCCAGAGGAATTTAAAGAGCCAGAAAGAATTCCTATGACAAATGACCAAATATTGCTTGTCGCTACATATATTGTTATTTATGTCAACGAATTAGCCAATGTATGTGTCATGGACATTAAGCCATCTATTACCAATAAAGACAAGGAGACTCAAAAGATTTATTTTGCAGCGCTTAAACGAGTTAAGGAGTATCAAAGTCGGATGGCTAAGATCGCAGGTGATAATGCGATAGGTATCTATGCTTCTTACTGTGATGCTCTCGATCAAGAAGTATTACCTGTTATCGAGAAGTATCGAATATCTATTGAGAAATACCTTTGTGATATAGAGGGAGTTGAAAATCCATATTTTTTATCAATGGTTGAATTAGCGCGAAGCATAACAAGCTATTCGGTTATTGCGATTTCAAAAAGAATAGCCGAATGTTTGAAATTTGATGAAAATGCAGTAGCTTTGCGAGGATATAAACAGTCCGAACTATTGAAGATCTTGGAAGAATTATGCAAATGGTGCTTTAGAAAAGCTTCTGATATAAATTACAATGAAAGTGAAGAATGCGTAAATGCCTATAGGGAATTTGACGCGATACTCACAAATCCAGATATTATTTCAACATGTATTATTAATGCTAATGATTTAGAAAACAAATGAAAGTAAAAATAAAGAAAATGCACGAAAAAGAAATGTCCCTCAATGAATACCAGAGTAAAGCAATGACTACTTGTATGCCAAGTAGTGAGAATTTTAGTTATATGTTTCTTAACCTTATTGGCGAGGTGGGGGAATTTGCGAGTAAGGTGGCAAAGCAAATTCGTAAAAGCAATATGAACATTGAGGATTCTCAATTAGCATTTACAACTAAAGCAGATATTAATAATTTAGATTGTTTTTATGAGGAATTACAGAAAGAGGCAGGAGATATTTTATGGCAGTTGAGCGGTCTATGCACCGTAATGGGGTGGTCTTTAGAAGATATTGCTCAAATTAACTTAGACAAACTTGCTTCTCGTAAGGCTATGGGAACGATAGACGGTAATGGAGATGGGATAATTAGGGGAAAATAGTATAGGAATAAAACAGTGCAGAAATGAGCAATACAGGATACAAATATATTCATTTTAATAGAAGCAGTAAGAAGTTCCAAGTAAAAATATGGAATGGGGATAGAAACATATATTTTAAGGAATGGAAAACTTTAGAAGAAGCTATTAAAGTGAGAGAAGAGAAAATGAAAGAATTAGGATTAACTTTGTATTTGGATAAATAAAATGAAGATAGAAATAGATATTCCCGATCCTTTTATTTCGGATGAAAATAGTTATATCTCTATTAGTAGTGATAATTTTGACTATTGTAGATTTGATAAAACTTATCGTGGATTGCAATGCAACCATAAAAAAGATTCTAAGGAATATTGTGTCCTTCAATCAAAATTAGATATTATATCTGATGAAATCATTAATTTAATAACAAATAAACTCTTATGAAGTATTTTACAATTGAAGAGCTAACACGCTCAGCCACAGCAACGACAAGGGGGATTGATAACACTCCTACGCCAGAGATTAAAGCGAACCTTGAACGATTAGTAGATAAAGTTTTAGATCCATTGAGAGAAAAATACGGTAAGCCTATCACTGTCAATTCTGGCTATCGGTGCCCAGAGTTAAACAAAGCTGTTGGAGGTTCTAAGACATCGGATCATTGTTTTGATGAAAAAACAGAAATTTTAACCACAAAAGGGTGGAGAACATATAATAATATATCCAAAGATGATATATTATATACATACAATGTAGATAATGATATTATAGAGAAAAAACCTATAAATAGGATTATTATAAGGGAGCATGATGGAGATATGATCGGATTTAAAAATAGCAGCGTTGATCTACTTGTTACGGACGAACATAGAATGCTTATAAGCTACCAAAGACATAAGTATAAAAGAAAAGGAAGTAGAAAAATATCCGAAAAGGGTGCTTTGTATTTCGATAGCTTGAAAACTGATAATGACAAATTTCATTTTGAACTCGCTAAAGATGTATTAGGTAAAAGAAGAAATTTCAAATGTTCTTCTTATAAAAACGGGGTGAATAGTGATATAAGAATTATGAAAATCTGCCTTGCGTTTATTTGCGATGGTTTTTACGACGGGAAAGCAATAGGTTTTAGATTTAAAAAAGAAAGAAAGATAAATGAACTCGAATATATATTGAATAATGTTGGGTGGGAATACATGAAGCGAGTAGATAAATGCGGAGTTACTAATTTCTATCTAAGAAAGAAATACTATGATATTATTTTAAATATCGTAGGGGAAAATAAGAATATACCGATTGATATATTGGAATACAATAGCGAACTACTGAAAGAACTTTTATTTTACTATTGTTCGTATGATGGTTGCTTTGACAAAAGAAATAATAACACCGGTTTCTCAATCTGCACAACCAATAAACATAATGTTGATGTGCTTCAAGCTATGGCTTGTATGTGCGGAGTAAGATCAAATATCTTATATTACAAAGAAAGAGAGTATAACATAAAGGGGCAAACAGGTATAGCTAAACCCTATTATATTCTTTCGAGCTCTTTGAATACTCAATCAGATTTACAGTCAAGCGGTTCTTTTGTAGAGAAATACAATGGCATCGTGTGGTGTGTTAGCAATAATAATGAAACGGTTATCGTGCGAAGAAATGGTAAGGTTGGCATACAAGGTAACTGCAAAGGAATGGCAGTCGATCTGACAGGAGGGAACAAAATAGAGAACGAACGTATTTTCAATATTATTCGGGATAATTTCGCCTGGACGCAATTAATCAATGAGCGCGATTTTTCGTGGGTGCATGTTTCTTACGATCCAAATAGGATAAAAAACCAAGTGCTAAAAATGTGAAAAACATTTCGTGTTTAGTTTTTAACTACTATATTTGCAACGTCAACCACCACTGACACAAAACAGAAATCGTTTTATCTATATATCAATCGGGATTTAGATGCGTGGTGGCTCTATTTCCCGATTTTTTTTAATAAAAAAAGCAATATGAAAGAATTAGTATTTAAAGGAGAATCAAACGAGGTTTTAACAAACAGCTTATTAGTAGCTGAGAAGTTCGGAAAGAATCACAGAGATGTATTAGAGTCTATTAGAGAGCTTATAAAGGGGTGTGCGGGAAATTCCGCAGCCCCCATGTATGCCGAGTCTACGTACATTCATCCTCAAAATATGCAAGAGTATCCAATGTTTATTATGAATCGTGACGGTTTTACATTGTTGGCAATGGGATTTACAGGTGGAAAGGCGCTACAATTCAAAATAGATTATATCAACGCCTTTAATAAAATGGAAGAAACGATAAAGGATGCAGCCTTTAATGTTCCTAAATCATTTCGTGAAGCCCTTTTGCTTGCAGCCGAACAGCAGGCTCAGATTGAACAGCAACAGATGCGCATTGAAGAGATGAAGCCCAAAGAAGATTTTTTTGATCAAGTAACAGACAGTAAGGATGCATGTGATATGGCAACAGTAGCTAAAGTTCTAAACATGGGAGTTGGTAGAAACAAATTATTTGAAATATTGAGAGATAAGAAAGTCCTCCAAGAGAGAAACGCACCATACCAGTCTTACATAGATAGAGGATGGTTTAGAGTCATAGAAAGCAAATACACCAAGCCCAATGGAGACATGTGTGTAAACTACAAAACCATAGTTTATCAAAAAGGCATAGATGGTATCAGAAAGCTATTATCAGAACTAAAGAATGCCGGGGAGTAATACTCCCTATTCTTTTAATCTTTTTAATTCCTCAATTCTAAACAGAAGAAAGCCTTTTATCTTCTCAAATTCAAACTGTGGCATTTCACACATTAATTGATTTATAACAGAGTCTATTTCATACTTCTTGCGTAAAATCGCAAGCTTTACAGAGTCATATTTTACCTTGTTTAGCTTCATGGATTTCATTTTTTAACAAGTTATTAATCTTTTCTTCTGTGAATCCGAATTTCCCGGCAAAAGATAGGAAATTCTTCTTATTCTTTATTGGTATTAATGAAAATAGTGAATTAATAGGAGTATCACTTTCAATGGCTTTTTTAATTTCTTTTTTATTCATAATAATTGTTTTTTGTTTTTGCAACAATCGCATAAATATTTTTTGGCAGAATCCCATGTTTTTTCTATAATATAATCACCTAAGTATTGAATTTCTTCACCGTGTGGATTGATGTTATAGGTAAGACAGATGTGATCCGCTAAGTGTCCAGATTCATGAGACCAAGTTTTTTCAAACTCTTTTGCACTACTCGTTCTACCTATAACAATTACACTTTTATGCGCTAAGTGATTAGAAAATGTGAGTCCGTTATTATATCCACATGTAGTTAGATTTTTATAAGCTCTTTTAAGAGACTCTTCTCCACATTCGATATATTCTAATTCCTCTATTACATCTTCAAAATATTTGCAAGTATAATCATAAAAGATAGTGACAGTCCAATCGTATTTATATAAATATATTGTTTCTATTTCCATAATATTAAAAAAAAGGCACATTTTAAGTGCCTAAAATTAAAGCATATCTTCCCAATTAATGGCTATTCCAAAACCATACATGTCTGCTAAAAAGTGCCTAAAAGCTTTTTCTGTAGATGGATAATCAGGGTCATCAATATACGCTTTAATAAATTTAGCTAGCTGATCTTCGGAGCTTATTACTGTACCCCAATAATCTGCTTTAGCCATGTGTAGAACATACAACCCATTATAACCATTATCTTTTTCAAGTTCAATGCCATACAGTTTAAGCAATTCATCATACTTTTCTTTCGGTATTGGTGTGATTTTCCCTTCTTTAGTTTTCATCATAGATACTGCAAAATCACACATTTTTTTAGAAAAGTTGAATCCATAATTTTGTAGATAAATCCGCATATCTTCCGGGATATTATCATATAAATCAAAGCTTGCTCCTTTTTTCATATCTTTTAGTATTAAAGGGGGACTATTATATCCCCCTTAGTTTGTATTAGCGACGACGACCACGACCAGAGCCTCTTACACCTCTGCGCTCTCCCATCATTTCTTCATAATCGTATTCATCGTATCTATTCCCGTAAGAACCACCACGACTACCACCACCATAAGAACCGCCTTGTCCGCTACGTTCTCCCATTGATTCCATTTCGTCCCAAAGGGTTTCGAAATCTTCTTTTAGGCATTCAAGACTCTCTTTGAAGTCCTTAAAGGCTTTTCCTAATCCACCTTTTCTTTCGCCTTCCATTATTTCAATCATTCCCATAATATTATTATTTACAATTTGTTGTTTTGGGTTTATTAGACGTATTCATTTCCATCAAAAGAGATTTTATATCTCCCAATCCATCTTTTACGGATTTAACCTCTTGCTCCAATGAATTAATCCTATCTTCTTGTTGCTTTTCTTTGGCAAATTGAGGATTTAGTTCTTTTAAAATACTATCACAAGATTCTATAACAGATTTATGATATGGAACGCTTTCTACAATTTGCTTACTGGTTTGCATCATTGCTTCAACTTCCGAAATGATAGCCTCTTTCTTTTCGGAAACAATCACATTTGGATAAGCAAAAATTTCACCATTTGCTGGTAATTTTTGAAAGTCTAAAACTTCCTCGCCACATCTTACCTTAATGTCAATAAGCATTTCTGGTTGAGGACTATAAGGTACTGACGGATTATAAGTAGGATATTTAGGAACAGGTGAACTTACAGATTCAATCTGTCCTATCTTAACAGTTGGTCTTTCTCCTTTAGAAAGAACATATATAAAACCACCTTGTCTACTTGATGAAAACATATAATAAACTTTTAATTTGTTTTACATAGACGGGATTTTACCCCCGTCTATAGATTCACTTACTTGCTACTGATATAGGTGCAGGGGTTGTTCCTCCTGTCTGAAAATTGACAAAACGTATAATCCCCTCTCTTTTATTGATAAAAGCAAAGACCTCTTTTGAGTTTGTTATATCAGAACCAATAACATTTGAGCTGTTATGATCTATAACATTTACTTTACTTTCACCATTATTAGAAGAAGAACTCCCTACATTTGTACTATTATTGGACGTTGGAATAGCAATCGTTACAGGCAATGCTTCACCACCTGTTGGAACTGCTTGATTAACTTGCACAGTCACATAACATTCACAAGGAAGCTGATTATACAGACATTTGTCAATCCCATAGTCTACACTCGTCTCTGATAAGGCTACGTTTGTTGTCGGCAACTCAAATATACAGAGTTGTTTCAAACAAGAACGTTGTCTCGTCGGAATAGCTGGACCGGGACCACCTACCCACCAATATGGACTAAAAGGATTTAAAGTATTTCCATACATAATATTTTCCCTTTCTTTAAATTTTTACTATCTTTGTACTGGGATAGACAAGAGTTGCAAACTTGTTGATAAGAGTAAACCGAAGCTCTTCCCTTTCTTTTAAATCTTCGGTATCATTTAATTCGGTAATCAAATGAATAACAAAGAATTTATCGAGAGTATAACCCTCGAAGGAGAAGAATGGTGTGACGTAATCGGATATGAAGGGCTTTATATGGTATCTTCATTTGGAAGAATTGCATCCTTATCTCGTAATGTAAAAAACAGATATGGAATTAAATCGACAAAACAAAGAATACTAAAACCGACTATTAGGAAATTAAAAGAAAGTTATTCTTTATATACTGTTTCATTATGGAAAAATAATATAAAGAAAACTGTAACTGTTGCTACAATAGTAGCTAAGTCTTTTTTACCTAACACAAATAGCAGTTTTGAAATAGACCATCTAGATGGCAATCCATTAAACAACAACGTTGAAAACCTAAAATGGTGCAGTCATACTGAAAATGTAAATAATCCAATAACTAGGAAAAGGAATTCTCTTTCTAAAATCGGGAAATTTAACACCTCTAAAAGCATACCTGTTGTTCAATTAAAAGATAACATTTTAGTTAAGGTATATCCTTCTATGGCAGAAGCCCAAAGAGAAGGATATTCTCAAAGTAAAATCTCTCTGTGTTGCAACGGATTTATAAACCATTATAAAGGATTTATTTGGAAAACGCTATCCGATTACGAAATTATTACCAACATGTCAAAGAACGCTTTATCTAAAACCAATACTTAGCAGCCGCAGTTACTATAAGGTGTCGCATTTACATTTACAGGCACACTATAATTAACTGGAATCATACTACCCATCGCCGGGATGTAAGGAATTGTTACTGTTTCCGGTTGACGGCATTCGATTTTTGCAAGACGAGCACTCAAATCATTTAAAGCTGCACCAAGAGGAGCCGTTGCCTGTCCGACGATCTGAGATGTCATGGCAGAACTTTTAAATGTGCTATTCTCCTCACGAAGTTTATCAATCTTGTTCTGCATTTCGCGCATTTCAGCCGCACGCTGTCCGGCAAGAATCTGCTGTGTGCTATCCTTGATGGAATTTTGCAGATCACAAGTCTGACGTTGAGTTTCATATGCAACAGAAGCAAAGCCTCTTTCTTGGCCAGTCGCAACGCCGTTAATGGCATTTTGCAATGTGTTCGTTTGCTGACAGATCGCCAGACGGTTTTCGCAGCAGCATGAAGCAATCTGTTGAGCGATCTGACAGTTACCCTGCTGGATAGCATTGATAATCTGCATTGAGCTTTGACCAACCTGATTTCCTACCTGTTGCACCTGTGACATCACTCCATTGATAGCATTCTGAACCTGACCGATTGAACAGTTTAAATTAGTAGCCAGATTGTTGATTGCCTGTCCGTTCCCCTGAATAGCACTCATTAGTAATTCCCTTCCTGCATCATTGTTAATCAAATTTGGAATACCAGCGACACCATATCCGCCACCATTTCCACCATCGTTACCCCAACCATTACGACCGAAAAGAGGGAAAAGGAAGAACAAGAAGATAATCCATAAGAACCATGAGCCATCTCCGCCAAACCCGTTTCCATTTCCTTTGCTATTCAAAGCCATTAACAAGTTAGGGTCAATACCTTTCTGCTGCAAAAGTGGAGCAAGCATAGCCATCATTCCACTTCCGCTTCCACTCCCTGCATCAGGAGTATAAACCACTGTTCGATTTTCTGACATAAATATTACTTTTTAATAGTTATAGTTTCAATATTGAAACCGTACAAAGAAAGCAATATATCTATAGAGAATTATTACAATTCATGTCAAGTTCGTGTGTTGTTCATAGATTCATATTCTGCTTTGTGCATCCATTTAAATCCACCTGCTGTTTTTCTCTTTTTATTGCAGCAAGAGCTTATTTTTGAAGATAATTCTCGTTTCCCATTTGTATCAATTGCAGCATCGATCATGCTTGCATATTCTTTTATAAAATCTCCGGGCACTTATCTCCAAGTTTTTCTTTAATTTCTTTTAATTTACAGCGGAACGAATATTTATTCTTTTTAACATGAATCGTATTTCGTATCTTATTTGCTAAAGATTTACTAATGCCTGTCATATTTGCAATTTCTTTATCTGTAAATTTATCACATAATAAGTGGATTAATAAATATCGTGCATCAACGACTTCTTCATTATTAGAAGAAAATATTTCACTGGGTGATATACCAGTTGTTTCACATACTTGTTTCTTAATATTAGAATATATACAAAAATCCATATATAGTATTTAAATTTTACATAATAAATACATAAACTATCTACAAGATATACTACGCAGTATTTTATAGTATATATCACGTTGAATACCAACTGCACATGAAATATTCCCGAATATATTTGGAGGGTAGTGATAAAACCATTACATTTGTGTCATATATTTATCACTATGACGCTAACAGCAGAACAACAACATAAAGTCGATCAGATAGCCAACGAAGTCTATAAATACTTCGGAGTCGTAGAGCAAGATATAATTAATCATAATATGAAAGAGAAACCATCTACTGCTAGGTATTTTCTTTATTATATATTGCATTATAGCTTAGGCTTATCTTCGTCAACAATTGCTAATATGTATTTTAGAGCACCACGATGTGTTAAACGTGGTGTTGCTAAAATAAAATTGGGAGTAGTAAGGCACAAGTATTACAATGCCATTTATACCGACTTGATGGAAAAGATCCAGCCTTTGATTCCCGAAGATATTGATAGATTTCTAAATAAATCATAAAAAGTTTTGTTGTTAAAAAACAAATAAGTATCTTTGTGCCGTAACAAGAGTGGAAATCTTAGACACGTGTGAAGAAATTAATAGCCAAGTGTGGCTTTTATATAAAGCCTGTAAGCAATTGTTAATTTAGAATGTGTCTAAGATTTCCACTCAAAAGCTTACAGGCTTTCTTGTGTAAAAAAACAAGATGACTGCACTAATCAGCCTTTAAATGGATGTTCATTATCTCCGTACATCGTGCATCGCCCTCCAAGGTGAAAAAAGGGATAACACTACAATCAGATGTTTTTTCATGTTGGGAAAAGTGGAGGGCAACGTTGAACCTTGCGACCCTTCGACCTCACGCTAAAAACAAAAAAACTAACATGGGAAAAGCAAACGAAAAAAGTAGATATAAGCAGAGGTGTTTATATGCGAGGGATACGGAAGTGCTGATTGTGGATGTAGGTTTTTGGAGTAAACCGAAAATATTCTTCTTACTGCTAACTGCTATATATAATGTATAGTGTAGGTGTGAGGGATATAAAAGGGGTACTGTATTTTAATTCTAAATTAACAACTTATGAACGATTTGAAATTAAACAAAGAAGTCATGACTTCGAGAGAGATTGCGGATCTGACGGGGAAGGAACACAAAAACGTAATGCAAGATATTAGAAATCTTGTTGCCCAACTGCCAGAAAAAGATAGGCTGAATTTTCAGCTCACCTCTTATACAGATTCTCAAAATAGGGGGAAGCCTATGTATCAACTTTCCAAGAAAGGTTGTTTGTGCCTTGCTTCGGGTTACAGAGCAGACTTGCGTATGGCAATCATAAACAGATGGGAAGAGCTCGAAAAAGAAAAGCGTTCCGGAAACTTTGTCATCCCGTCTACATTTAGCGAGGCCTTAATGTTGGCTGCAAAACAAGCCGAGGAAATAGAAAAGCAACAAAAACAGATTGAGTGCATGAAGCCTAAAGCCGAGTATTTCAATGGGCTTGTCGAGAGAGGGAATAATCTTAATTTTCGTGATACAGCAAAGCTACTTGGGGTTAAAGAAAAAACTTTCATTTATATTTTAATTGATAAAGGGTATGTCTATCGTGATGCAAAAGGAAAACTAAAACCGATAGCCAAATATGTAGGCAAATACTTTGAGTTGAAGGAATGGGTCACCAATGATAAATCTGGAACGCAAACTCTTATTACGGTGACAGGAAGAGAAAAGTTCGCCAGCATACTTAAGGAATACATTTCAGAGAGTTTTAATTGAGCCATATTTAATAAAAACCAATAAAAATGAAAAAGAACATTCTATTTTTAGTATTAGCATTTATGCTTGCATTTTCTTCTTGTTCTAAAGGAGAAGATAATCATAACGATTCCCTACTTGAAAATACAACATGGTTGTGTATCGAGAATCAAATCACCATGCAATTTACTTCTGCAAAAGATGTAAAAGTCGAATCAGATTTATGGGCTGACCGCTATGGAACTTATATTCAAAATGAAAAGTCTATTAAATTCTTTGATCTATGGGCATTAATATCAATCACTCCTTACGACTTCAAGTCGGCTATCTTGTCAGACTATGGAACGAACATGAAGGTGAAATGCGTAGATAAAAACAACGGAGAAGAAAAAGAGTTAACTTTTGTGAAAGAAGTAGCTAAGTAACATTCCTTTTACTATCTTTGTAAACAAGTAATAGCAGCAACTTTTATTTCTTAACTCATATCATTTATTTTAAGTGTTTTTCATATAATATAGATTTAAAGGGTTTGTCCCAAAGAGTATGTGAATATTCTTTGGGATGTTTTTTATAGTACAGTTTTAATGCTATATCCTCCAACCGAGTTATTTCCTCCGGCTGTAATAACACTTTCCAATTTACTGTTTATATCTCTTAATACCCTTGTTTGTGCGACTAATTCTCCTAATAATGGATTAGCCTCAACATCAAAGCTACCAATAGCAGAAAGTGTTTTTAATTGCACGTTTGAATCAGCTACAAAGAACCGCATGGAGTTCAAAAGTGCTTCAAGAGCTTGCGCTGTTTCTTCTGTAATGCCTTTTATACCTGCATTCAAACCAGATAGCTCTTGATTGTTGACTCCTGGCAAAACGCCTAAGCCTTCTACGATGGATTTATACAATGCGTCTAAAGCTCCTTTGGTATCCGTATTAAATTTATCCATGATTCCAGAAAGTTCCTCTTTCGTCAAGATGCTATCTTCTACGGCATTATCAATCATTTTTAATAGAGGTTCTAATATCTTCTGCGTTCCTCTAACCAATAATTGCTTTTTGACAATATTATCCATAAAGTCTTGGAATGTTGTTTCCAACCCTTTCATTCCTTCCCCTGTCTCTTTGAAGGCTTCATACCAAGCATTAGCAAATTCTTGTGCGGCAGATTTAAAGTTTTCTTCTGTTCCGAATCCTCCCATTTCCGCTAAAGCTTCTTCTTTTAATTGCAATTGCAGATCGTGTAGCTTTTCAATTTCTCCTTGCCATTCCTTTATTCGTTTCTTGTCGGTTTTCTTTTTCGCATCTTCGGCAGCTATCATCTGTTCGTATGACTTTATTTGGGCTTTTACGTTTTCTTGGGCAAGTCTATTTGATTCTTGAAAAGTATCTACGGAGTAAGCTGCGTCTATTGTTTTTTCAAGCTTTTTGTATGCCTTATCCAGATTCTCAATCTTTTTTATTTCCCTCTGTATTTGACGTTCCTTCTTTTTATCACCAATATTAAAGAAAGCTCCAATTGTTTTTGCCAAACCAGTAATACCTTGCAGGTATCCGCCAATATCAGCAGGATTAGCCATAACCCTTGCGACACCCGCCGCTGTATCTCCGACACCCGATAATATTTCTTGGAGAGAACCGATTGAATCAGCAGCTTTAGCATCCATCTCGCCAAAGACATTTTCCATTGAAGTAGCTACATCAGAGATAGTTTGTCCTACTTCATCGGCATATCTACCGATTAATAATAATACAGCTTGAAGTTTATCTTTTAATGTTTCGCCATATTTTATTTGCTTTATTAAGGCTTTTACAACTTCACCTTGACTTTTTACATTGTTATTTGCAATGTCCAATGCTTGCTGTGCAATCCTTAAATTTTCCTTAGCTAAATTAGCTTCTTTAGAATTAAGACCATATTTTTTAACCGCAACATCATATTGCTTTTGAGCAGAAAGAACATTATTTTCTGCTAATGTTTGCTGCTGTTTATATTGCTCTAAGGTTTTTGATTCATCTGTATATTCGGCTTCTAAATTCTTTTTTTCTTTTAAATAGCTAATATATTCTTTTATATTGGGCAGTAGCTCTTTAAACGGATTTCTCTTCTCTATTTGTTCATCAATCTTTTGCATTTGAGAAGTTATCTCCTTTAATTCGGTTGGGGACAAATCCTTTAAAGATTCTTTCAGCGAAATCAATTTAGCTTTCATCTGCTCTAATACGGAAGAAGATACTCTATCAAGATCTTCAAACATCGTAATATAAAGATCGCTTTCTTTGAATTCGGCAAAAGATTGCTTATCTAATTTCTGCCTTGTTTCTTTCTGTATGTTCTTTTTAATCTGTTCCTTCTGAGGTTTTGTAAATTCAGAAGGGATTTCCGCTATCTTCTTCTGCGCTTCAAGCTCAATCTTGATACGCTCCGACATAGATTTTTTCAGATATTGAGAATAATCCTTTAATCGTTCTTGCAAGGATGCTTTTTCTGCGGCAGTTATTTTATCCGATGCTTCGTTGTATGCTTTTAATTGCTCCTCGCTCAATGCCTTTATATCAGGATAGAGAGATTTCAGTTTTGCCTTAATATCATCAAGCGTAAATGTATCAATTCCAAATAACTGGCTAATTAAATCTTTATCAAGACCTAACTTCCCTAATTCCACAGTTAATTCATAACCAGTAAAAAGCCCCTCTATTTCTTTTCTTGTCCTTTCTACATCTTTAGCTCTCACTTCTATTTCTACATCACCTTTTAAGTCAGCAATTGCTTTTTCAAGTGTCAAGCGCATTTTGGGAGAAACAGAAGACATAAGCGATTCTAACCCTGCTATAATTCCGCTTGGATCAAAATTCATCGTTGTAATCAAATTCCCTAATCCAGCTTCTTTAAAAGAATCCGTATAGTCTTTGCGAGTTTTCTCTAAAGCTTCGGCTTTACTATAATATTTTAGATTTTTCTGGTATTCCTGCCCAACTTTTTTTAAAAGGTCTATTTGCTGCTGCAACACTTTGTTTCTTTCATTTTCTCCTTTATTTGATTTGGGCATTTCTCCAAATGCTGTCAATATCTGAGTAAGCTGCTTAACTCTCTCTTTATTGTATTTAAGAGCTTCTTCATTAGTCATCGAAGCATTTAATTGCTCTGTCGCTACATTTAGTTTTTCTACATTAGATTGTGAGTCTTTCAGTTCAGCTTTTAGTTTATCAAAATAATCTTTAGTTCCTTGATCGGGCTTTATAATATCAAGTTCAAGCTTATGATCTTCTACGTATTTTTTTAACCGAGCTTGCATTCCTTGATATTGATTTATAATAGGTTTAGATGCTATTTCTACTCCAAACTTCACTGTAAACTCCTGAGATACGAACTTTTTTGTTTCCTCGTCAGCTATATTTAAAGAATTAATATAATCCCTAAGAGTTTCTTGTGCCGCTTTTCTCCCCTCTTCTGTAGCAATATTATAAGTCTTCTTAAAATCCGTAGCAAGTTTCTTTATATCTTCTGACATTTCAGTTCTTGTTTTAGTTAACTTGCTTAAAGCTTTGTCGTAATCATTGAAATCAGAAGAATAAGGACGCATTAATTCTCTCAATCCTCCACCACCAGTAGCAGCAGTTTTTCTACCGAGGACATCTAATGCTTTTAATTTCTCAACGGCCGTTCCTGCACTGTTTTGTATTGCAACAATCTGCTGTCGAACATCAGGATCTAAATTTTTAGCTGTTTGAAGAAAAACATTGAGTTTTCCATTTGCATCAAGCCAAATATTACCCATACTATTAGCTTGTTTATTATATTCGGCTTGAAGTTCCGATAACTCTGCTGCCCTTTCAATCATTCCTGTACTAAACCAAGATTCTTGCCTCTTTGCTAACCAATTTAAATAATTAGTTTGTTCTAACTTCTTATTAAACTCCTCTTGTGCTTTAGTCAAATCTACAGTACCATCTTTCTGTGTAATAATGCTATTATATACTGTAGGATGATTAATTCTCAATTCTTCTAACAAGGCATTTCGTTTTGCCGAAGATTCGTTGTTTTCTTTTTGAGCATCTGTGTATTCTTTAGTCCCTTCTTTAAACTGCTGCATTGCAGAAGCAGATTCTTTTATTTTCGCATTATATTCCTTAATTTTAGATGAGATAGAATCTATTTCATTCTTTTGTCTTGCTAAAGAATTTGTTAATATGTCATATTTAGCTTTTGCTTCTTCAACCTTACTGTTGTATTCTGTAGCTGCATATATTGCCGTAGCAATGCCAGTTGCTATAAGTAAATAAGGATTGCCTTTTGCAAAAGATAATAAGTTTTTAAGTCCTGTAACTGTTCCTCCGATAGCCTTGTTAACTCTTCCTGAATTGGCGATTATTTCTCCCTGTGATGCCGCGAAAGCCTTATTAGCGATGGTAGCTAAAACTATTTTTCCAGTATATAAAACGAACCCAGTTGCTACGGATTTTAATAAAACTGCAAAAACTTCCCAACTCTCTACAATGCCTCGAACAATCGCAACCAAGTCTTTTAGAACACCGTCATTAGCTTTTCCAATCTCGTTAAACATAATATCAAAGCTATCTTGGAGGTTAGAGATTTGACCTTGCAAAGTTTCAGCTTGTATTTCTTGCATATTATAGAAGATTCCTCCGGCAGAAGTCATCCTCTTAAATACTTCTTCGACATCCTCAAAGGCAACCATTCTATTAGATACCATATCAAAGACTTCTCCAACAGATACCATTCGTCCTTCCAACTCAGTGAAATATGTTGCCAATTCACCTAATATATTAATACCAGCTTCACTAAACTGTCTTAATTCCGTTCCACGTAGATAATTAGCCGCCTTAACCTGGCCAAAGGCTAAAATCAAACGATTCATTTCAACGCCCAAACCGCTTGATATATCAGCAAGCATTTTTGTTGTATCGTACAGTTTTTCTGTTTCAATACGATATGCGGCCAATTGCTTTGTATATGTAACCAATTCTTTAACTCTATAAGGAGACCTAACAGCTAATTCGACAACTTGATTAAATAATTGGTCAGCTTGATCTTTGTTTTGAAGAATAGCTTGCAGTGCGCGATTCTGTAATTCAAACTCCCCTCGAACCTGCACTAATTTGCCAATATATCCCTCAATAGCAGCTACACTGAAAAGAAGCCCTAATTTACGTTCCAATTGTGCAGAAGTATCGAGTATGCGACCTTGATTTTTCTTCAAATTGTTCATGCTGTTTGCTGTAGCATCATTAACCGCATTTAGCCTTTGGGTTTCAGCAGTTATTCTCTGTAATTGAACCGCATAATTCTTTCCTGTAGCATTTAATTGCTCTTGGGCGCTTCTTAATTTTGCTAATTTGTTAATACGTTGGGCGATAGTTCCCTCAGATGCAGCCATAGCCCTATTGTAAGCTTGCATGGCCTGTGCAGCTTGCTGATCTGATTTTCTATTTTGTTCTCTATTGAGTTTTTCTTGTGCTTTAGCCAATTTTTCTGCTTCTGCCGCAGCCTTTTCTTCGGCTTGCGCCATTTTATAAGCTTTCTCAAAAGCAGCGTCCATCATCTTCTGTTGCTGTTGTAAAGCCGAACTTCCTGTTTTGAATGAAGAATTTAATTGTTCTAATGCAATGGAAGTATTGCCAATTGTTTTTTTATAATTTTCCCAAGAAGCGGCTGTAGCAAGAATGCTCCTTTTTTCTTGCTCTAAAACTGCTAATTCGGCTTGAATTTGCGGAGTAAGTGATTTCCCTGCGGAGGCTTCTTTCATTGTAGAACCACTAATAAATCCTCCTCCTTTATTCTTCAAATTGGCAATTTGAGAATCTAATTTAGATACTGCCGAAGTTGAATCATTTAATAAATTCTTAAGCGATTCTATTTTTTTATTGATAACATCGACGGGAGATTGGGACACTCTATTTAGTTGCTCTGCCACGTTAGCCACGCTCTTAGCTACTTTTTCTGTACCAGATGTATCAAGTTTAGGCATCAAATCTTTAATGCCTTTATTAGCTGTTTTTAATTGTTGCAATAATGGGTTAAGACCATCGGCCATTTCTTGAAAAGCCGACTTCATTAGCTTTTTAGTATTCTCACTCGTTTTAGCTAATGTCTCTATTTTCTTATCTGTTTGATCCAGTTGCTTTAATACATTTTCTGGTATCTCTAAAATATATCCTTCTGCCATCGTTTTTACTGTTCTTTAAATAATGGGAATCCTAAATCACTTAATAAGTCTTCTGCGGAATTGATTACAGTTACATTGTCCTCGCTTTTATTTTCAGGTAAATAAACAACTTGCGTTGAATCATGGGACGCTAAAGCTATTTGAGCCATACTCATTTTCCACATGTATTCGTCTATGGTCACAGAAGGATAAGCTTTAAGAAAATCAAACATCTGTCCATAGCTTGTCCTGGCTACTATTATTTTTGTTCGTTCATCCTTGTCTTCCTCTGTAGAGCCATCTCCTTGAATATCTGAGTCGAGTTGATAATGTAAAAAAAAACATCCACATTTATCAAATTCAGTATTTCAAACAACAACTGTCCCCATTCCTTTTCATCACATTCCCAAAAAAGGGTTTCGTATACTTTTTTATATGTTACTTCATCTTCAATATCTTCTTTCTTGTTAAGAATAGCCAATGTAATAATCCTACAAACAGAAGGTAAATTAGACGCTAATCCTTTTAACACATCACTATACGATGCTTTTTCTGCTTTACTTATTTTAACTGCTTCTTCTGCAATCATCCACATTACGGCAGGCTTCAAAGACTTTATAGCGAACTCTGTTTTTGACAACTTAACTAAAGTTGGGCTATCTGTCATGATTTGTGCTAAACGTTCCATTGCTTCATCAGAAACAGGTTCGTTGATTGATTTTCTTTTTATATTTTCTTTCATGTTATTACTTATGAAATAGGGGGAAGGAGTTTAATTCTCCCACCCCCCCCTATATAGTTAGATGATATTACTTTTTCTCGCTCTTGTTTTAGGAGACAACAAAATAGCGTCTTCTCCGTTCAGGATATTTAGGGAATTAGCCGGAGTTACCGATTCCCTCGTTACCCCCCCACAGTTGTAGGAATAGTATAATCGTAGTCGATCATAAATGGAGTCATAACTTTGCCAGAACCGTTGGTCATCTCCAACAAAGATCCTGTACCAGCTAATGCAATTCGTCCAATAGAGGTACTTAAAGAGTCAATTGTTACAGTTGGGCTCATCTGAACTTTAGGCAGAATACATGCAATGTATTTCCCATCTGTACCCTGAAATACCAAAGCAAATTCAGCATATTTAGTAACATATCCACTTGGGGCGTATACCTTTTTATTATCTGCACTTACTGTAAATCCTAAAAGATCTTTCAATAAGTCGGGCTGCAAATCGGCAATTTCTGTAGCTACAGAATACTGTCCAGCTTGGATATTGTTAATAATTGGTGCAGAAGACAATTCATTCTCTACTGGGTTCTCGGTGTTTTCCTCCTGTGTAATAGAGGTTGAGTCCCGGATAATTTCCTCACATTGATATACATTTGTTCCTTTTGTCGTTTCGTCTGTAAAAGGAGTAATAAAAATGTATTTCGGGTTAAAAACCTTCTTCGATTTTGCGGATGTTTTTACAACTGTTGTTGCCATAATTTTTATTATTTAAGCGGTTAAAATTTGAATTTCTACAATATTGTAATGTAATTTAGCATTGGAATCATAGCCTGAACGCGTACCTCTCCTGATTAATTGATAAGCAGGATTTTCATTTGAAAAAAGTATTTCATTCAAGGTAGTTTCCATTTTAGAGAGTACGGGAACGTTTTTTGCGCCAGAGGACATTGGCTTGGCATATAACCAAATTGCTATTGTGCCAAAACCATAAGCCGACAAGTCGCGTATCAAATAAGAACAATCAACCAAAAGTAAATCTTTCCACGAGTCTTTTATAACTGGCGGCAATGTATCAAAGAAAACATTTGCTGAAACCTTATTCCCCAACAAGGGATCAAGGTAAGCTTCTATATTTGATATGTTTAACTTATTTTTATCCATTTCCTATTGTCTTTACTTTTGAACCTTTTATCTTCGACGATAATAATGAAATATCATCTCCAATCATAAAGATCACTTTATATTTTCTTTTTAAAGGAGATTCGCCTGCCTCTAATATTCCCCCATAGAACAAAGCAACAGCAACTACTAATTGCATCCCTTTAGATGGTGGATTATATTTAGAGAAAAACTCCTCAATTGACTGTCTTCCTGTTATGTAACGCCCATTAACTTTTACACCCTTATCCGTAGCTAAACGATCTAAAAATCTTGTTGTTTGCGGATATATTTTTCCGTTATAAAAGACTGCGCTACCGTAACTATCATGGAGGTTTTGAGTTTCGTTTTTACTATAATCCGCTTCTTCAAAAGCCTGATGTATCAACTTATCTCCATCGGAAGCCAGTTTCATGGCTAATCGATGTACATAATTAGAAGAAACCTTCATTATTCTTCCTGTGTATAAGTTGTTATGTAAACCGAAATACCTCCTAATTGAGTTGGGAATAAACCAATTACTCGACCTTCGACTGACATTCCAAACATTTCCCCTCTGAATAGCATTCCTTTTTTTATCGTAATGCCTTGTTTTTTATCAAAAGGATAATATACTTCAAAAGCATTTGAGATGATAGTATTATCACTTTTCTTTGCTTCTTGTATATCACATTTGGTTTCTAATACCAAGATTTCCTCTTCGACTCTTTCCGTCAACGGCTTAGTCATATCTATGTCGTATGTATAGAAAGAACCATTGAAAGGATATTCTTGTATTAAGTCTCTGTCAATAATCATTAGTCATATTCATTAATCCATTGTACACCCAAGTTTGATAGCTCTGATAATTTAGGATCGTCCCATTTCTTATATAACCCAATTAAAATATTATAGACTTCTTTCTTTGTATCATAACGCTGGCTCCCAATCGTTTTCGTAAATGCGCCATGCTGTTGAGTTGAACTCGCAGTATAATTAGGGGCTGTATAAATCACGAACAATAAATCAGCAAGACAAAGATCTTTTTGTTTTTCTGTCAAAGATTTATAATCTGTAACGTCGATAACTTCTCTTTCTATTGCGATACGGGTTAAGACTGCCCTGTCAAAGACAAAGGCAGTCAAACCAGAAAGATATTCTATAACATCAAATTGCGTCATGAGTTTGCAGATGTAGTATCAACAATAACGTGATATGGGAACTCGTTCAATGACGGAACGGCCGACATAATCAAATCGGTATGCCATTCTTTATACATTCCATTAGGTACAGTTGTATTTACCAATGTATAAATACCACCTTCCATCTGAGCGAATGATTTAGTAATGGAATTATTACCGTATTTTTCAAACATTACTACGTCCAAAATATCAGTATACTGAATTTCCCCAGCAAATCCCGCAGGGCGTAGAACAGCAGCTTTCGAATCCCATCCATTAACAAACTTACCAGTCATATTATCCCAACTGATGTCCTTTTGTTTTTCAACAACAATCTCAATTGGAGACAAATCGGGATAATTAGCATAAACAACACTGTTGAAGATTTCCTCAGTAACAGGCATTGAGTCCAAGAAAACCTTATCATTTAGCGTATAGTATTGTTTCACCAGCTCGCGAACTTCTTTGTTCTTCAAAACGACATCCATATACATCTTATACGGAATCTGCCATTTCATTGGGCCATTATAACCTTTTGTATCGCGGAAGTCAACCTCAATAGTACGCATTTGACTAAGTAGATTACAATCTGCGGCAGTCCAAACCTTAGCACCTGCTTTCTTGAAGTTTTCTGATGGAATTTCTGCTTTCTGCAAAGCGCCCTTCATTCCACGTCCAAAATTATAAGAACACTGACCTTTTGAAATAAGCTGTGCGCCCAAATTAGTTAAGGTCTGGTCAGCAGCGTCGATCTGCATCTGAACATCGTCCATCCATTCGCTAATCAAGAAAGCGTCATTCCCGAATTGAGCAAAAAGACGTTCTTTGTATTCACGCTGCGGAGCAGTTTCTACAATACCAGGAGCAATAAAATCAGGGATAGTAGCGGAATACCAAGAAATTCCCTTGTAATCCAAAGGTACAGAATCGCCAAGGGGTGCACGCATATCCATCATTGGAGTTGCGGTTCTGTCTTTAGCCTGTACTGTAAAGGTTGCAGTACCATCAGCCGCTACAGGGGTAGCATTGCTGGCTTTCGTAAATTGGGTTTTCCACCATCCGTAATTCGTGCGAAGCAAACCCGATTCGTCAATCAAAGAGCGCAAAAAACGCACATCAGAATCAGTCCACAAACGAGCATATCTATTATTATTAAAATCAAACTTTGGCATTTTCTATTTCCTTTCTTTTAAAGTTCAAACCATCCGGTTACTAATGATTTATTTCTCGCGTCAAGTACAGATTTAGGCATTGGGGACATCCGATCAATATAAGCAGTACCATGAAGCACCGGAGTCATAAAATATCTCGCTCCATCAAAGTCTGAATCGCCTGTGGCTGGTTCATAAAGGAAATCGTAATCCGCAGGACACATTGCATTCGGATTTGTAACCATCGGTTTTTTGCTTTCTCCGACTTCGGCAGCTTCAACAAGGACATCACCTGCCTTTAATGTCGTCAACGTTGTAGAAAGAGTAAGTTTCCATACATCTTTTTGTGTATCAACTGTTGCCTCAACTTTTGTTACAGTTACAGCAGTACCAGTACCATCAAGAGTGGCGGGGGCTTTCATAATAATGTCACCCACAAAAGGAATGTGCTTATAACCATCTCTTACTATATAAATTTCGGTATCAGTACCATTGGTTGTATTTTTAGCGACAACATAGGTCTTCAAAATATAACCTGTAGCACCCTTTTCACCGTCGTTATAGCGATATTCAATCAAATCGCCTGCATACATTTTGGCTGTTCCCTTAAACGGATTCATAATTTTACATCCGAAAGTAGGGAATACAAGTTCATTCTTGTTGCCTTGCAGCTTAACAAAAACGTATCTTGCGCCACCAATTTCACCTCTTCGTTGAAGAAGAGTCTTTCCTAAAAAGACACCTGCATCGGTAGAATACATATTTTCTCTTTTTTTTTAATTTAAAACTTCTTTTTTACGTTCTCTCATTTTCTTAATATCATCCCACGTATCGGTTGCGGCTGCACTTGGGGTTTCCAAAGATTGTGGGGACATTGAAGTCGTGAAATTAGCCTGAGATTGATTGTAAATTTTCACATAAGAGTCAAGTTTTGCGTCTACGTCGAATTCTTCTGTAATATTAATCTCTTGAATGAAATCATTAATCCATGAATCGTTTTTAACGCCTTTAGTTTTTAATTTGCCTTTCAAATCTTGTTTCTTCTGAGAAATAACTTTCTCTCTCTTTTCAGCTTGCAATTCCTGTTCCAACTGTGCGAGTCTTTTTTCAAGTTCGCTTGCTCCTTCCGCAGGTTTCTGTGTAGTCTGCTGTGCGGCAGGTGATGTAGTTTGAGACTTGTAAGACTGTACGAAATCCGAATAATCTTTTTCCATGTTGCCATTTGCGGTTTTGAATAACGGCAATGCTTTTGACATAAAATCAGTCAATTCGGTTTCTTCTGTTGCTAATAATGGGGTTAGGGTTTCTAACATCTCATTAATACTTCTCTCTGTTAAACGTAGGGTTTTCCCACCTTCTGTCAGAGCACCCTTGAGGTTTTCAAAGGCTTGCTGTTTGGTAAATTTCATACTTCGTTGATATTTTAATTTGCATACAAATTAAAGCTATATATTCAACAATATAGAAAGATACAGGATCAAACTTTATCACTGGTGATAACATTTATTCATTAGTTCAAAATATTCGCAGATTTCTATAGTAAATTTGCATGTATATGGAAATTGTAGACAAAGATAAAGAATCAAAGACCAAGATAATTAAGCCACAACCAGGCTTTCAAGAAAAGTTTGTGTGCTCGAATGTGGATGTAGTGTTCGGAGGCGGTACGTTAAACCCGCAACCCAAGGACTGTCTTGTCTCTACTCCTAATGGATTTGTAAGAATAGGAAGTCTAAAAGCTGGCGATGTTATTACAAATCCTCTTGGAGGGAATCAGACTGTTAATTTCGTTTTAGACAAAGGAGTACAGGAGTGTGTTGAATTTACCTTGCAAGATGGAAGAAAAGTAAGAAGTGCCTTATCTCATCATTGGATGGTAAAAGAAAGGCATGGTTATATTTGGGATATATCCGCCAAAGATATAATTGACTATATAGAAACAAGCAAACGGAGAGATAAAAGACATGTAAATAGGCTAAGGATTCCAATGTCCGAACCTGTTGAATTTAGCGATATATATAAAAAGCAAAGGAAAATACATCCTTATTTATTAGGAGTGTTAATTGGAGATGGCTGCTTATCAGATAAAATATATAGAGCCGATATTGGAACTAATGATATTGAAGTTATCGAAAGGGTTCGGTCTTTGGGGTATAATGTAGTTAAAGATAGTATCAATCCAAAAAGTTTGCATTATTGTGTAAGAGATAAACATGTTGTATCAGACTTGAAAGAATTAGGGCTTTGGGGACATTTAGCTGGGAGTAAATTTATTCCAGATTGCTATAAATATGCGCCCATCGAAGATAGAATGGAACTTTTAAGAGGGTTGTTTGATACAGACGGATGTTGTTCTATTAGCAAAATTAGGAAAAATGGGAAAGTTCAATACAATACTATCAGCAAGAGACTGGCAAAGGATGTGCAAGAAGTCATTTGGTCTATTGGAGGCAAATGTAGGGTATTCTCAACAGCTCCTACTAAAAGAATGTTTTATGACAGAGAAATAAACTGTGCAGAATACTATACACTGCGAATCTGGACAAAGGACGATAAAGAACTATTTCACTTAGAAAGGAAAAAAAGAAATACCACTTCGGAAGATAACAAGAAAGTAAAAACTTTCTTAAGTATAATGGATTATAAAATCCTCCCTCCGGCAGAAGTATGTTGTATAAATGTTTCAGGGGAAGAACATTTGTATTTAACTGATAATTATGTTATTACAAGAAATTGCGGTAAAACATTTAGTGCGATTTTGTCAGTTGCAGAGCCAAGTTTAGACCCTTCTTTCCGCGCATGTTTTACTCGTAGGACATTTGGTGAGTTGAACATGGGTGGCGGACTTGTAGATGATTTTGAATCAGCATTCGGTAATGGAGCGCAAGTTAGGAAAACAAATCCGCCAAGAGTAACATTTCCATCGGGATCTTTTGTTGAAATGCGTCAAATCAATGATGAGAATATCAAAAAGATAACGGAGCAATGGAAAGGTGCTCAGTTTGACTTTATATATATGGACGAGTTGACCTCTTATCAATTCTCTACTTTTAAATACCTTCTGACCAGAAATAGAGGTAAAGGTTCTTGGACAGGTAAGTTTAGAGGCACTACGAATCCGAAGAAAGATTCTTGGATTAGAAAATTCCTTGATTGGTATATTAGTCCAGAAGGTCAGATTATTCCTGAACGAGATGGTGTAGTTAGATATTTCTATATTGCAGGCGATACCATAGATGATGTTATTTGGGGGGATACAAAAAAAGAAGTATACCAGAAATGTAAGTTAGACATTGACAAGAAAATAAAAGCAGTAGGAGGTACTATTTCCTATGAGAACTTCATAAAGTCCTTTACATTTTATTTAGGTAGAATGTCGGAGAATAAAGCCATTCTCGATGGCAACATGGACTACGTAGGTTCTGTTGCTGCATCAGGAGGTAGAATGGCTCAACAATTGTTGGAAGGTAACTGGAATGTTGACTTAGAGGATGAATCAGATGCTCCTATACCGTCCCATGTTGCAAGAAGTACATTTATGAATGACCCCCAAAGAAATGGAGACAGGTGGATTACTTGCGACTTGGCAGACTTTGGAACGGATAACATGGTTGCTTTGGCTTGGGATGGATTTCATATAATGGATGCTCTAATCTTGGGCAAAACGACGCCGCGAATGAATGCGGATAAGCTTTCTTTATTTGCAGCAAAGTGGGATGTAGCAGATTGCCATATAATATATGATGGTATCAACGGACGTTACCTTTCTGATTATATTCCAGATGCAATTGCATTTCTTTCTTTTAAAGCGCCAAGAGGGATGTATGGACGTTCCGCAAGAAGCTTAAAAGACGAATGTTATTTACGACTCAAATACATTATTAATAATAGGTATCTGTCTTGGGAAGAAGAAGTCTTACAAAGAAGATATACGCATAATAAGATGAAAGATGAAATCACTATTGGCGTTGAATTTGTAGAAGAATGTACTGTTGTTCGGTTCAAAACAGAAGCGAGCGGGAAACATAGATTGGCCACGAAGAAAGAGATGAACCAAATGTTGGGAAAGGGACGCTCTATGGACTTATTAGACCCATGCGCTATGCGGATGTATCCTGTTTTGGAATATCAATATGGCGATGAACTTATCGAGACAGCAGTCGATTTTGAAGAAAGAGAGAAGCAATATATTCCCAAAGACAATATATATAGAGATGATTTTTGGGCTTAATTCATTGTAATTCAATTATTTTTATTAACTTTGCAATATAAAAAAGTAACATGGATACCAACGACTTTAAAAAAATAACTACCGATGCTAAAAACTTGGGGTATGATGTCTCCATGCAGGATATTGCATATGTGTTTCTCTGTGAAAGTTATGAAAACGCAGAGATTGCATATAAAGTGCTATTCGGGAAAGAGTCCATAGATGCGGAGGTGAATAAATATAAGAAATCAAAAAAGATTGTTTTTTTAACAGATTATATAAAAAGCAATTATATTAAGCCTTCTAAGAAAGCAGAAGTTGAATTTTCGACAGAAGAAGATATGGATCTTTCTTTTGAGGAAAACAAGAGCAAGATGATCTCTCTCTTAAATAAGATTGAGGAGTTGGTTGCTTCTGGCGATATGTCTGCGAAAGACGCTGTTAAATTAGAGGCTGAAATTAGAACCAAACTGAATGATAAATTCTCTGTTGATGATCAATCGGAGCAAAGTAATGTTATCGTCGTTGAACCAAAATTTAATCTTATTTGTCCGCATACTAACAGGGAGTGCTATGTAAATAGCAAAGAGCAAGTAATGAAAAGATATAATTTGATCGAAAAAGAATAATATGGCAGAAGACAGAACAAAAATAGATCATTTGATTGCTAATCCGCAATTGTTATTACAGAAAAAGCCTTTCTTTAGAGGATTGCAGATAAATGCGCGCTATAACCCTCAAAACGTAGACTTGAATCAAACTATACAAGCAGACACTCCGAGGGTGAAGAAAATGGTTATTTCACAAGATGAATACCTTCAAGAATTAAACCCCTACTGCCATAAAGTCTTATTTGATGACAACGTGCCAAGTATTACAATGAAGCTTTCAAAGGAACAAGGTGGAGGCTGGGCTACTATCGAATACAAAAAGATGGCAATCTCTTTTCAAGAAAATATAAAGAACAAGCAAGTATTGCATCTTTGTGGTAATCCTCTGAATTTCACATTGATGGAAACTAATCCTACAACCAAACAGAGCGAAGACTTTATTACCTTTAAGCAGTATTGGGATTTAAGAAACCAAGATGGCATGAAGACAAAAATGGTTGATGCTCAAAAGTCGGTTGGAGATGCAGGACTTCTATATTATTTCGATAGGAAGGGAGAGATCAAATCGCGATTGTTATCCTACATGGATGGATATGTTCTCTGCCCACATAATGATGATAATGGTGATAGACTATTAGAAAGCGTTTATTACAAAAAGGATGACATAGAATATATTGATTCTTATGATGATAGATATATGTATCGTCACATGAATGATGGAAGTGGTGCGGATGAAAACGGCTGGAAATTAATATTTAAGAACGAACATGGATTTAGCGAAATCCCTCTGATTACTAAAAGAGGTAAAGTCGCTTGGGATGATGCTCAAAGTTCAATTGAAGCCTATGAAGTGTTATATAACATATTCTTAGTGATTCAGAAACGACATGGATGGGGTATATTATACATCAAAGGGCGTTTTGATAATGATGGTAGAAAGATTGCTGGTTCTGTTATCTTGAATGACAGGAGTGATGATGCTAATAGTGATGCTAAATTCCTTACTCCACCAACTCCGGAAGGAACTATTGAAACGCTGAATCTCTTAGAGGAAACAATACAGAAAGGGTCAAAAACGACATTTATTCTTCCGAAAGATATTAAAATGTCAGGAGATATTTCCGGTATTGCCATCATGCTTACTCAATCATTGGACATAGAGAATGCTCTTCAAGGTGTTATTGAATGGCAGAATGTAGCTGATAAAATGTGTCGCTTATTCAAGGAGGGATTAGCTAAGGAATTGGTGCAAAAAGACATTCAACCAACGGCTATTACAGACTTTAACAATATTAAGATTAATGCCAAATTCAAAGTATGGAGACCTCAATCTGATACAGACTTTGCACAAATGTTGGTTACTTTAAAATCTAATGGCTTATTATCAGAGGAAAGCGGCATTGAATTAAGTCCTGTATCTTCTCCTGATGAAAAGGCAAGAAGACAGAAAGAAAAAGATTTAGAGAAGAATTTAGAGATAGAAAAAGAAACTATAATTAACAACCCTAACAACATTAAGGAGGAAGAAAATGTATAACGACGTAATAAAACAAGTTTTAGAGATTCCAGAAAGCCCCGAACATTTTACTTTATCTGATCGGAATCCATTTTATGTATTTCCACAAAAGAAAGATGATACTGCACTCGATGTTTTTAATATTCAAGCTGAATGTTCTGCGGCAAAAGCAAGTAGTGCACCTGTGAATATTCCTTTGGTTTGTAATCAGTGGAATGTTATTCTTCTGCAAGGCATACATTTAACCGCAGATTTAAAAACCAAGTATAAATTATTCGCAGGGGTAAACTATTCTTACGAGCCATGAAAATAGGAGTCGGAATAGGATTATCGTATCCTAAATATGCTACATTTGTAAATAGGGGGGG